TTCTCCCTGATTATTGGTTTTCCCAAAACACCACGATAAAGCTAGCGGGCACCCCACCGGTGTCACGGATTTTCCCCGTTCGCCTAGATACCAGAATGACGCGTGTACATCACTCAGGTGGTTTTCCATTTTCCAAATTTTTATGTTTGTTTTCTCAAATGAAGTTTTATATTGTTTTTGTGGACCCATAAACATTCAATTTAAGCCGACCAATGGAATCCATAACCAGAATTCCCAGCACCGGCAACATTAGTTGCAGAATACAAGAATGGAGCAACATAACGTGCATTCGGGAAACCAGTAAGTAGCTCGTGGAGATCCAACGAAGTGAGCTGATTCACTGGTTTAGTCGCAGTAGCAGATTCTGTGCCAACTACCGGACCAAGGACAGTGTGGGCAAAAGACGCATTGTCCGCACGTGTCAAATAGTTCCCAGTAGAATCATACACAGGAAGTGCCATTATGTTTCCATTCACTAAATTTGCACTAGGTGTCACGCCATTTTCGACCCAGCGCCCAATCACGTTAAGTATACCCGCGGCCTTCGCAGCTGCAATGTCAAGTGCATACAATGCGAAGAGTGCCGCACCACCAATTCCCCAAGTAAGCTGGGGGGTGGTCTCAGTTCCAGGTAAGACGTTACGTATCGGGCCACTAGAGACGGCGTAGACTGGTTGAAGAGAATTTGCAAAGGCGGTTCCGATGGCTGTTGTGAGAGCCCCCAAAGGATGGAGATTGAGCGCCGTGGGTGTGACATCTTGGACGATCAGTTCGTCCGTCACCGGAGTAACGAGACGAACGTCATATTCAACCCATATGTCCATGAGACAATTGGCACTTGTGGTGTCAAAGGCCAACATTAAATACCCAGAATACGCTGTACGTAGCTCCACGTCAAGCCCACGAGTTGTGCAACTCACGTACCTGAAGGGCAGATCACGATTCAGGCACGTAGGGTCAGCGATGAGACGAGACTCCTGCCACACAGCGCATTCCATGCTGCTATGATTACCCATCAATGTCGCTTTCGAAGTGGCCACGGCATCATCATAATCATAATCAATGGCTGCATAGAAACGTCCTGGTGTGGAAGTTGCTTGGGAAGGAACGAAGCGGAACGAGAGAGACTCAAACCTGAATCTCTCATAGGCCAGTGCTATCCTACTCAACCAGGGGAAGAGAACCGGACATGATGGATTAAAATCATATCCTGGAATTGATGCACTCGCACCACACAATGCATACCCAGTGGTAGCACCGTTGGTACAAGAACCAACAAATTCACAGCGTTTGATTCTAATACCATCGGATCCGTTGACCGATGGAACATTACTCTTCACCTTGACACCAAAAGCTGCTGGGGCTTTGGTGGTAGAAAATTGATTGTTTTTGGATTTAGTTTTCTTGCTCTTATTCATATCTGTATTGGATACCAGGATACGGCTGGGACTGTTCATCAACAACCAGTGAAACGTAGTCACTCACACCGTGCAGTCTCTAGACCATCCGCTGGCGCTTGGTACGGTTTGATTAAGGCCAACGTGGCCACCGTTTTGGTGTGTAAGGTTGCGACCCAATAGTTAAAACAGTAATGATTCTGCGAATCCAGGGTACAGATCCCCAGATCCAGGCGACATCTTATCGAAATGCGCTTCCAAATAGCGTTGGCTAACTGGACTTATGCCGAAAGCGAGCCAGAAGCTTGCACGACATGCTTCTGTGATAGTAGTACCAACAGAAGCACCCGCACTCAACCTACCCAACCCACTATCAAGTATGGGCGCACTTACGTGCGCTCGCAAACCAGGACTAATGTTGTCGGAACAAGATCGTTCGAGACAACGATAGAACGAGCTCCATACAGGCATATTACCATAAGCGGCGCGACCACATACACCAAGTTGGTGGAGATACACTGAGTACTCCCGAGACGACCAACGCTTGAGTATGGTTACATCCTTGCTTATGGCGACGTGAGGATCACGCACCATGACCCACGAGCTGCCGTCAAACACTGGATGTGTCTGGCAGAAGCTGATGGACTCAATGGTGTCCGTGGTTCCCTCAACATCAATGATGAAACCCAACCGATCAAACCACGGTTGAATAGCATCGCGCAAACGGTCAACATCGCGCCTTTCAACAATTAGACAGCAATCATCACCATTGTTTAGCAACCGTGCTTTGATCTCTAATGCGGAGATCATTGCATGAATTGCCGCACACATGATGAGGACGTTGCCCATAGCGGTGTTCATGTCACCACTGGCTCGACACCCATTGACAGAATAAGTGAGCTTTCCGTCGGGGCATACAATACTACCTTTATTGAATAATTGCATGGATAGCAACCACTCAAGTTCAGGACGGTATTGGGGTGGGTAAAACGCCAAGTAAATGGAGTGTTCCCA